ATTACCATTGTCAAGAACATAATTGACGGACATCTTCTAATATAATTAATACAGCGAAAAAAACACTGTATTGATTATCTTATATATTAGATAGATAATTTATGCGTAGAGAACTTCATAACCGTAAATCGCACCAACCGTGCCGTTGAGCGTAAAGCCAGTGCCGGGCACTACTGCTGATACACTTGGGGCGGCAATACCAGCGGCGAAGGCAGCGGTTGAGCCACCAACCAACCAGACACGGAAAGCAGAGTTCGCTGTAACTGTGGGACACGCAATAACATCAGCAGCGGCGACTTGTGTGTGAGCGGCGGCACCAGCAAAAGCACCAGTGCCATAAACAGCAGCAAGAGACCCAGCGGGTTGTGCCTCTGGAAGAGAATTAACAGTTGTGCGTGAAACTGATACTGAGTTGGCTACAGTTGCCTGAGATGTCGCATAGCAAACTAAGACATCATTACCACCATTGAGTAGTGGGGCAGTCTGGTTAAGCCGAAGAACAAACGAAGGAATAGCAGCGTCCTTAACACTAAGCACAGCATTCGCTGGAGCAGTCTGAGGAGCAGTGAAAGCAGTGGGAGCGTTGAGAAGCAACTGACCGCCGTTATTAGTTACGAGTGAAGAGGCGGCAACAGCACCACCAGAAGAAACACCAACAGACCCACATCTTAGTCCAGCGGCTACAAGAACATTTTCAAGAACTGGACCGCCCTGCGAAAAGTTGCCGTTGTCAAGAACATAATTGACGGACATCTTCTATTATAATTAATACACCGAAAAAAATTCGCCGTATTGATTATTTTGGTAAAATCACATATTGTAAAGATTTACATTAGCCGGGCTGATAGACCACGGCGACGACCACCCGTGCCACCACCAGTGCCATCACCGCCCGTTCCAGCACCCGTGCCGTAGCCTACTGCTCCAAGGGCACTCTTTACCTTACCCATCGTGCCAGAGTCACCGAGCATTCCCTTAACGGCTGAAATACCGGGCTTCGTGGCATTATAGACATCTTTCGCCTTTGAGAGAACATTGGCAAGAGAACCGAACATACCAGCACCACCAACATAACGCTGGAGCATATCACGAGTTCCCTGAGGAGCAAGAGGAGCAGATATAATATCTTGTTCGGAGAGAACGCCCTTGATGATGCGTGAAGAGCCACGGATTGACTCAAAGAAGCCAGAGTTCGCCGTGATGACGAATAACTGAACGCCAGACTGGGCGACAGCGGAGGTGTTCTTGACTTGGATATTGAACTGGAATGTGAAATTACCTACGAGTGATGGGGCTTGTCCCGTCTGTAGCGTTATATCTTGTGAAGGCTTGAGAACAAGAAGACCACCAACCATTGGCACACGGCTGTTCGCACCACCGCCGAAAGTCTGACCCGAGCCACCAAGTGTGCCTTGCTGGAGAGTCGCACCCGTGTGAGCCTCACCAACCCAACTGTTCCAGTCCATATCAAGACCGTTCTTCACTGACATAGCGTATAACTGCTCGGCAGTCTGAGATGAGAGCAGACCGGAGAAGTTGTCAAAATTGACCGTTAGAGGAGCAGTGACATTGTCAGCAGCTGTCGCAACTGGTAAATAGAAATCACCTTGTGTGTTTGTTAGTGATGTAGGATTGGGCTTGACATAGATGATGAAAAGGTCGGGAATCTGGGGAAGTGTGATTGTCTGCGACTGAATCTGAACTACCGCACCAGCGGGAATTGGACCGCCTTGGTATGCCGTGATGTAACGGGGGAACTCCATATATGGCACGACTGACTTGGGAGGAAGAGGAACATCAAGTGAAGGCGTTAGGAACTGGCAATTTACACGAGAGTTCGCAAATGAGCCGGAACTTGATGAGGCATTATACTGGAGACCCGTGATATTTACGCCATACTTCTGTGTGCTACGAACAATGCGTGTAGGGGCTTGGAGATTCATAATTAACTGAATGTTGTTGATGCCGAAGAGACCCGTGTCCCACTCGTGGCAGTCGGAGAATACAAAAGGAGAGAGAACAAGTTTCTCCGTTGAACCCCAGCGGAAATAGAGAGGAAGAGCAAGACCAACGATGTTGCCAAGGGAAGTCCAAGCGGGAGAAACGGGAGCGATGCCAATCGTTGGTGCGGCTGAAAGCCAGACAGCACCATTATAGAGCACTAATGAACCACCATTGGCAGTCGTGGCATATGTAGAGGTGTTATTCCAGTTGTAAGGGACGCAAGGCTGACCGTTGAGTGAGATGTAAGGAGCACCAGTAAAGGCTGGGGGAGCAACACCAGCAGTAAGAGCAGAAGGAGCAGAAAGGGGGTTGCCTTGGGGGTCAGTGTAGATTACATTGTAGAAAGCACCGTTGGGTGTCTCAGAGAAGTCAGTCTGATTTTCAATACCAGCAAGAGGGTTATTGATATTACCAGCACAGTCATTGTAATTCTGATACTTGTCTAACATTGTCGGGCAAGTTCTCTGGAGACGATTCTTCTTGTAATCCGTAAGGCGTAGAACCTCCTTGAGAACATCTTGGGAGTTAATTACGCTTGTCGTATCGTTGATTGTCGCCGTAAGCGTGGAGCAGAGAGAGTTTAGGGGAAACGCACAAAGGGCACAGTCACGACCCCACTGACCGATGGGGCGAGTCTCTGGAGGCACAAAGTTGAAAGAGGCACTCATTGACATATAGACCGTAGAACTCCACTCAACGGCTCTATCAACATACACATTCTCAGAAGGAACATAGATGTTGTAAGTGTGCTGTGACTGGGTGGCGGCGATGGCGTTGAAAGGGGCATTCGTTAGAGATAAAGCACCCTTCTCAACGGCATACTTCGGGCGACTCTGGACGATGCGGGAATCAAAGACGGCGAGTTTCTCAATGTCAGCACTCATCTTCTATTATAATTAATACACCGAAAAAAAGTGGCGGAGATATTCTAAAATTTCCTTTAGAAAAGGAAATTTTGGGATATTTTTAGTCAAAGGGGATTATTTGGCATCTTTGTGTTTAAACATCACCTTGATGGAAACGCTGGATAAGTTAAACATATTGATGGGATACAACTGATTATCCAGACGGTTCTTCCAGAAGACTTGAATGTCAATGTTGCGAATATCTTGCTTTGAACTGGAGAAGTCGGAGAGACGGTATTCAGCAGAAGGTGCGTAGTAGATAAAACGGCGGTAGGCATCGGCATTTCCAACGCTCGTATCTAACGCAATGTCCGTAATGATAGGCTGGAAGGCAGACTGAACTGTGGCTTGACTGAAGCCAATATTTCCAGCACCAAGAACCACTGGAGCACCCGTAGCCTCTGATTTGATTGGAAGTAGAGTAGATGTGAAAACAATAGAAGACACTGGAGACCAGAGCGAATCCGTAGAACTATAATCTTGCTGAGCGATGTAATACACTCTGTTAATCATATTTGGGGTCACTGATGCTCCAGTCAAACTAACTGGATTGTAGCCAAGAGGGGCAACACCCGTGTAAGGTGAAAGCCGGAAGTCTTCTATATTCTGGAATGCCTTGTTTGTTGCCAGAATTTCATTCACATAGCCATCTGGAACAACTACCGCACCAAACAGATTTCCCGTAGGCAAGTTATAATAAGTATTATCATAATTAGCAAAGAGACCAAACATATTGGCATTGAAAAATAGACGCATCTGAAGGTGTTGTGGTAAGCCAGTGACGACTGGCGGACCCGCAGCGTAAGCCACTGGCGTAAAAGCCGTCAGACGGTCACCAAACCCAGCACTATCCAGATAGATGTCAAATTTGCTGGAAGAAGCAATATATTTCATAACCGGAGGATACACGGCGTTACAGAACGCACCGAATGTCGCATAGGGGAATGACCCAGCCACACCACCCTTTAGCAGATAATCAGCATAGAAAGCATTATAAGTATCTTGATAGGCACAAGTTGAATTAGCATTCGTAGCATCTGGGGTATTTGGGAAACTTGCTGGGTTTAACATTGTCGCATTCCATAAATCAACCCAATGCTGGTAAGTATAGACCCAATAATAACGGCTTGTAAGGTCTTGAGAATTTCCTAAGTCATTGCCTACTTTTACCCAAAGATTTGAGCCAACTGGGTTTGTGCCGACTGGAGGAGCAAGAATCCAATTCGCACCAACAGCCGGTGTAGAACCAGATACAGTAGCAATACACTGGTATAGAACTGAATTGAACTGAACCACCATTCCCGGCTGGTAGGTTGATTGGAGCGACCACTGTTGCTGGGGTGCTACTTGGTAGAAGGGTTCGTTAAAAGCACCATACTGGTCTGGAGCATTGATGGCTACAATCTGCCCTAAATTATACTGGACTGAGTTACTCCACTGTCCTTGAAAGTCATTGGCAGCTATGTTACGAGGAGGTGGGGCAGAGACTGGGTTCTGAGTTTCGGGGACAAACTGAATGAACCGTGGCTGGGGAACACCAAGGACTGAAATATCAGCACCACCGAAATTCATAGTCTGTTGAGTTGATACAGCCATCGCATATGTCGTTAAATTAACATTTGTCTGACCCGTGCCTTCTGCGATATTGGGAATGAATAATGGCAAATCTCTGTTTGCTCCGTCCATCGTAAAGCGAATGATGGAAAAGTAATAATCGGCGGCGTTTCTTAT